TCATTGCCAATGACGAAGATTGGGAAAGCAATTGGGAAGGCGGACAGAATGTTGTCTCAGGACGCACTTTTGCCGCAAAATACGCAGGCGCACTAGGTAACTCACTAAAAGTTTCTATCTGTGCTTCAGCCGCCGCATTTGAGTCAACTGCAACAGTAACAACTTCTGGTACTGCACTAACTCTTGCTGATGCTGATACGCTTCTAGCAGTAGGTTCACTAGTTATTTCTGGTGGCGAAACTAAAATTGTTACCGCAGTAACTGGCGCAGGTGCTACACTAAACAGTGCATTCAGCGCAGACCTAACCGCTGAAGACGTAACACTACAGTGGGAATATGCTACATCTTTTGATGGCGCACCTTCAACTTCACCTTACGCTGAAAAGCGTGGCGCAGTCAATGATGAATTGCACATTGCAGTTATTGACGAAGACGGTGAATGGTCTGGTACTAAAGGTCAAGTAATCGAAAAATTCGCTTACGTTTCTAAAGCACCAGCCGCATTGAACTCAGATGGTTCTACTAACAACTACAAAAACGTACTAGACCGTCGTTCTTCATTCATTCGTTGGATGGACCATGATGCTGGTTCTAACGATTGGGATGTTACCGCAACTTCTGGCGTAGACTATGATGAAACACCTATCACTGCTCCTAGCACATGGTCACTATCTGCTGGTGCAGACGGTACTGCCGCTTCTGATGCAGAAGTTATTTTGGGTTACGACATGTTCGCTAACGCAGAAGAAGTTGATGTTTCACTAATCTTGGGTGCTGATGCTAACCAAACAGTTGCACTACACTTGATTGCAATCGCAGAAACTCGTTTGGATTGTGTAACTTTCCTATCACCAGAGTTTGCAGATTGTGTAAACAATGCAGGTAACGAATCAACTGATATCGTTGAATTCCGTAACACTTTGGGTTCATCTTCTTACGCCTTCATGGACGGCAACTGGAAGTACCAATACGACAAGTACAACGATACATTCCGCTGGGTACCATTCAACGGCGATGTTGCTGGACTAGTTGTTCGTGCTACAGACCAACGTGATGCATGGTGGTCACCTGCTGGCTTCAACCGTGGTCAGATTAAGAATGTTGTTAAAACAGCATGGTCTCCAAGCAAAACTTTCCGTGACGAACTATACAAGAACGGTGTAAACCCAGTATTGACATTCGCAGGCGAAGGTACAATCTTGTTCGGTGACAAGACACTACTTGCTAAACCATCTGCATTTGACCGTATTAACGTCCGTCGTTTGTTTATCGTTCTTGAGAAAGCAATTGCTACTGCCGCTAAGTACTCACTATTCGAGTTTAACGACCAGTTTACTCGTTCACAATTCCGCAACTTGGTAGAACCGTTCTTGCGTGACGTACAAGGTCGCCGTGGTATCTACGACTTCCGTGTTGTATGTGACGAAACAAACAATACTGGCGAAGTAATTGACCGTAACGAGTTTATTGGTGATATCTACATCAAACCTGCTCGTTCAATTAACTTCATTCAGTTGAACTTTGTTGCTGTTAGAACTGGTGTTGACTTCTCCGAAGTAGTCGGTCAATTTTAATTAAATAAAAATTAAGGAGAAAAACAATGGCATTCACAATTGACAGTTTCAGAGCGCAACTAACAGGTGGCGGTGCAAGAAGCAACCTATTTGAATGTGAAATCACTAACCCTTTCGGGGGTTCTGAGAAGTTCACATTCATGGCAAAAGCATCACAACTTCCTGGCGATACACTAGGTGTTATCGAAGTACCATACTTCGGTCGTACCATGAAAGTAGCGGGCAACCGTACTTTCGCAGAGTGGACAGTAACCATCATTAACGATGAAGACTTTGCAGTACGCACAGGTCTTGAGCGTTGGATGACTTCTATCAACTCACATATTGCCAACATTGGTACACCTAGCCCTCTACTACAGAAGTCACTAGGTACTATCAAGCAGTTTGGTAAAGGTGGCGACACATTGAAAACTTACACTTTCGTAGGTATCTTCCCAGTTGACCTCTCACCAATTGACGTTGCGTGGGACTCAAATGATACTATCGAAGAGTTTACTGTTACATTCCAGTATGACTACTGGGTTGATGTAGCGAATGCAGTAATCTAAATCGTTCTCTGGAGGGGTCTATAAATATAGTGTAGGCTCCTCCAATTACGAGATAGGATAGTAAATTTATGGCAAAGTTGTTTGGATTTGAAATAACCCGTCAGGGTACCAATGACAATACACCTTCATTCGTTCCACCCACGAATGATGATGGTGCGGTTGACATTGAGGCTGGTGGTGTATATGGTCAGTATATTGACCTGGATGGTCACGCCAAAAATGAAACGGACCTTATTAACAGGTATCGTGAAATGGCGATGCAAGCAGAATGTGAAACTGCAATTGATGATATCGTCAATGAAGCAGTTGTGCAAGAAGATAAAGAAGCACCCGTATCTCTTAACTTAGATGGTATTAAGTTTGGGACGGGAGTTAAGAAAAGAATTAATGAAGAGTTTGATAATGTTCTCCGCCTACTAGATTTTAGTAATTATGGCGCAGACATTTTTAAGCGTTGGTACGTTGACGGTAGATTGTACTATCACAATGTTATTGACGTTACAAAGCCTCAAGAAGGCTTGAAAGAATTACGTTATATTGACCCAAGACAGATTAAAAAGATTCGTAAGACGAAGAAAAACAAATCTGTTAATAATGTCAATACATACGAACCTGTAGAAGAATATTTCATATATAATGAAGCAGGACTAACTGGTGCAGAGAGTGGTGTTAAAATTGCTGTTGATTCAGTAACATATGCAACATCAGGTTTGCTTGATAAGGACGGAAAGTCTGTTCTTTCATATCTACACAAAGCAATTAAACCACTAAATCAACTCCGTGCAGTAGAAGATGCAGTTGTAATTTATCGACTAAGTAGAGCGCCAGAGCGCCGTATCTTTTATGTTGACGTAGGTAACTTGCCTAAAGGTAAAGCAGAGCAGTACTTGCGTGATATCATGGCACGTTATAAAAACAAGATTGTTTATAACAGTTCAACTGGCGAAATTAATGATGACCGAAAGCATATGTCAATGCTTGAAGACTTCTGGATGCCACGCCGTGAAGGTGGAAGAGGAACAGAAGTATCAACATTGCCAGGCGGTCAAAACCTTGGTGAGATGGATGATGTTAATTACTTTAAGAGCAAGTTGTATAAGTCTCTTAATGTTCCATCATCACGCCTAGATAACGATAATGCGTTTTCTATCGGTAAAGGCGATGAGATTACTCGTGATGAAATTAAATTTAACAAGTTTATTCGCAAGTTGCGTATTCGATTTACACATGTATTCGATGACTTACTAAGAAAACAACTTATTCTTAAAGGTGTTATCTCTCCTGAAGAATGGGAAGAATTAAAAGATAACATCTATTACGATTTTAAGGCAGATACTCATTTCTCTGAACTTAAAAATCAAGAAATTATGCGTGAGAGACTAGCACTACTAGCAGACTACGACCAATACATTGGTAAGTATTTCTCTCGCAAACAAGTACTAAAAGAAGTTCTGAAATATACAGACGAAGAAATTGAAAACCTTGAGATTGACATTGCCGCAGAAATTAAAAGCGGTGATATCTCAACAGAAGAAGATGATGGAGGCTACTAATGAGTGTAATGGACATAATTAAAAATGCAGAAAAGACTGATGCGCTTGAACTACAGAACAGCGTAAATACAGTTCTATCACAAAAAGCATTTCAGAAATTGGAAACTATTAAGCGTGAACTTGCTTCCAACCTTCTACAAAGCAATAAGTCAGGAGATGAAGAAAAATGAAATCCTTTAAAGATTTTAAGTCTTCACTAGTTACTGAAAGCATCACTGAAAGTGAAGACGGTAATGTACGTCTCAATGACGATGATATCGAATTTGAAATTGACAATAATGATGTTGAAGATGTACTAGACACAGAAGCAGATACGTTTATGATTGACGAAGATGCAATCACAACTATTAAGTCAATTGTAAAAGATAAGCAGGCAAAAAGCATTAAATTTGCTGATGGTAAATCTATTAAAGTAGATATGACAACAGCAAACGTATTGCTCAAAGTTATTGATGCGCTTAACGATGCAAACAAAGATAAGTTTATCGCCCTAGTTAATAAGAGCAAAGACACATTTGCCAAAGCACTAGAGTTTTCTTGGAAGGCGGCGAAGTAATGTCAAGGTCTCTCATTCATGCGATAGAATCAGGCGATGCATCTGCAATCAAAGATAACTTTATTTCCGTTATAAATAGTAAAATAGCGGAATACTTGGATGAGTTGAAAAAAGACCTAGCATACGATATGCTTGACGAGTATGTTGAAGATGAAGATACCGAAGAAGTTGATGAAGCACGAGTAAAACGGGTCAATAGAATTCGTGGCGGTGTAGTTCAAAGACGCAAAGTTGTTGCGACTGATAAGAATTACAGAACCGTAGGACAAGGTACAAAAGTTGTTCGCATGTCTGCATCAGAAAGACGCAATCGTAAAATCGCCCAAAAGAAGGCGGCTAGAAAAAGAAAAGCAGGAGCGAGTAGAGCAAGCATTAAACGCAAGTTGACTAATCGCAAACGAGACACTAGGGGTTTTAATAAATGAAATTAATTTCAGAAGCCTTGCAGGATGTACAGTTTATTACTGAAGAAATCTCAGGACAGAAGCAGTATTTTATATCTGGCATTTTTATGCAAGCAAACCAAAAGAATAGAAATGGGCGTGTCTATCCGTCTGACATTCTCGAAAGAGAAGTCAAGCGTTATTCAGACACATACATAACTAGTAATAGAGCATTCGGTGAACTAGGTCATCCCGACGGACCTACTATCAATTTAGACCGTGTATCTCACATGATTAAAGAACTTTACAAAGATGGTGATAACTTTATCGGTAAAGCAAAGATTATGGATACACCAATGGGGAAGATTGTGAAGAACCTAATGGACGAGGGCGCAACACTTGGTGTTTCTTCTCGTGGTATGGGTTCACTCAAGCAGTCACAAGGTGTCAATGTCGTTCAGTCAGATTTCTATCTGTCTACTGCGGCGGATATCGTGGCTGACCCTTCTGCGCCTGACGCTTTCGTTGATGGCATCATGGAAGGCAAGGAATGGATTTGGGATAACGGTGTATTGAAAGAATCCGCTATCGGAGAATACAAGAAGCAAATCGAATTAGCAACTTCAATTCAACTAGAAGAAGTTAAGATTAGATTGTTCTCCGACTTCATTCAAAAATTGTAGTTATATAAATAGATTATATGATAATAACTTACCATAAAGGAGATTAATCTCATGCTAAAGAAATTTGCAGAGCAAATCAATGAAGACAAAGAAGTAATGACTGGTGAAGTTGTATCTGAAGAACTTGAAGCAGTTCAAGCATCTGAAGATGCGATTGAAGAAGTCGTTGCAGAACAAACTTCAGAGATTGTAGAAGAAGTAGAAGAAGTTTCTGAAGAAGCCTCAGAAGAAGTTTCTGAAGAAGTTCAGGACCTAGAAGAAGCATCTAAGAAAGTCAAAGAAGAAGAGGAAGAAGAAGCCTCTGATGATGACGAAGAAATGGATGACGAAGATGAGGAAGAAGACGACATGGATGAATCCGAAAAGGGTAAGTCTATGAAGAAAGAAGAAGTCGAATTGACTGTTGACGTTCAAGAAGACGTTGATGCACTTCTTTCTGGTTCTGACGCTGAACTATCAGAAGAATTTAAAGAAAAAGCAAAGACTGTTTTCGAAGCCGCTGTTAAAGCAAAAGTCTCCGAGCAACTAGTTGAAATCAAAGAATCTGCTCAAGCAGAGTTTGAAGCAAAACTAGAAGAAGCCCGTGGCGCACTTGCTGAAAAAGTTGACGGCTACTTGAACTACGTTGTCGAAGAGTGGGTTAAAGAAAACGCACTTGCCGTTGAGCGTGGTCTAAAAACAGAAATTGCAGAAGAATTCATGGCAGGTTTGAAGAACCTCTTTGTAGAAAACTACATTGATGTTCCTGAAGAAAAAGCAGACCTACTTGATGACTTGGCATCCGCCAAGGACGAACTTGAGACCAAACTCAATGAAGAGTTTGAAAAGTCCGTTGAAATGAAGAAAGAACTAGATGCGTTCAAAGCAGAAAAAGCATTGTCAGAAGCATGTGCTGGTCTAACGACTACACAAGCAGAGAAAATGCAAGGTCTTGCTGAAGGCGTAGAGTTCGAGACTATTGACCAGTACCGTGAGAAGTTAGAAACTATCAAGGAATCTTATTTCCCTAAAGTAAGGGCGACTGGCGCAGAGAAAGAAGAAAGCATTGAAGCACCTAAAACTCAGGACCTTTCTGAGAGTATGAGCGTATATGCAAGAACTCTTTCAAGCATGAAGAAGTAATGCCATATAAATAAGTATATGAATATTACTTTCGTGTGCTTTAGATAAAACAGTTTAGTTTAATTACATACCCCTAAGGAGATAAGATATGTATCTATCAGAATCAGCCCAAGAGAAATGGGCACCAATCCTTGAACATGCAGACGCACCTGCTATTCAAGACCCCTACAAAAAAGCGGTAACTGCTGTTCTTCTTGAGAACCAAGAAAAAGCAATCCGTGAACAGCACCAAGCGAACGGTCTTTTCGAAGCCGCTCCTTTGAATGCTACTAGCAATGTTGCAGGCTTTGACCCAGTACTAATTTCACTAGTACGCCGTTCTATGCCTCAGTTTATTGCATATGACGTTGCTGGCGTTCAGCCAATGACTGCTCCTACTGGTCTCATCTTTGCGATGCGTGCCAAAGACGGTGCAGGCAACGAAGTATTCTACAACGAAGCAGACACAGACTTTGCTGGTGCAGGTACTCACGCTGGTACAAACCCAATGGACGTAACTCCAGATTCAGATACCGACTCTGCTGGTGCTGACGGTACTTACACAACTGGTACTGGTATGACTACTGGCGCTGGTGAAGCACTAGGTTCTTCTGGTGGCGGTACTTTCAACGAAATGCAATTCTCAGTAGAGAAGATTTCTGTTGAAGCAAAAACTCGTGCATTGAAAGCAGAATACACTGTTGAACTAGCACAAGACTTGAAAGCAGTTCACGGTCTTGACGCTGAAACAGAACTTGCCAACATCTTGTCTGGTGAGATTCTTGCTGAAATCAACCGCGAAGTTATGCGTACCATCTACCGTTCTGCCAAACTAGGCGCAACTAACGGTGTATTCGATGTTGCTAACGATTCTGACGGTCGTTACCACATTGAGCGTTTCAAAGGCTTGATGTTCCAAATCGAGCGTGAAGCAAACGCCATTGCTAAAGAAACTCGCCGTGGTAAAGGTAACTTTATCATTGTTTCTTCAGACGTTGCATCTGCTCTTGCTGCCGCTGGTATCATGGAATACAACCCATCATTGAACACTAACTTGCAAGTTGACTCAACTGGCAACACATTTGCTGGTGTTCTAAATGGTCGTACCCGTGTATACGTTGACCCTTATGCTGGCAATGACTTTGTTGTTGTTGGTTACAAAGGTGACAGCGCATACGATGCTGGTATCTTCTACTGCCCATACGTTCCACTACAGATGGTTCGTGCAGTTGGTGAGAAC